CGACAGATGCGCATACCGCATAGTCATGGTGATCGAGGAGTGGCCGAGGATCCGCTGTAGGGTCAGGATGTCCCCTCCTCCCATCATGTAGTGGCTGGCGAAGGTATGGCGGAGAATGTGGGTCATCTGGCCCGGCGTCTGGAACCCGCAACGTTGATAGGCGCAGCGGAACGCGGCGCGGCAAGACATGAACAGGCGGCCAGATCCAGGCATGCCCACCTTGAAAATCAACCTCTCCAACTCGTCCGGGATCGGCACTGATCGGCTCTGCCGATTCTTGGTCCGGTGATAGTGCACCTTGCCGCCATGCACAGCGCCCCGCGTCAGGCTTTCAGCCTCTTCCCAGCGGGCTCCCGTGGCGAGACACAACAGCGCGACCGGATAGGTATGGTTGTTCGTACTGGCCTTGCACTCTTCCAGCAGTCGAGCGACCTGATCCAGGGACAGAAACGTAAGTTCGACCTGATCCGTCTTGATTTGCCGGACCTTGCCCAGCGGGTTTTCCTTGTGCCAGGAGCCCAGGCGAATCAGTTCAGAGAAGACCGCCGACAAGTAGCGTTGCTCGTGATTGACCGTCTCAGGCTTCACCTCGGTCAAGCGACGTTGCCGGTAGCGTGCCCACGCCAACGAATCGAACTCGAACGCCAAGGGGTTCCCTAGCCGCTTCGCCAGCGCCACGCAGCGCGCCAAGCGTTGCTTGCCATCCTTCAAGGTGCAGCCGTGGAGGTCATACCAAACCTTCACCAGGTCGGAGAGACGGTCATCCAGCGGTCGGCCCGTCTCGCCCTTCACGGCGAAAAAATCCTGCTCGTAGCGAATCGCGGCAGACTTGGTGGCGAAGCCTTTCTTGCGAATCCTGCGCCCGGAACGACCATTCTCATAGAAGTCAGCCGTCCACGTCTTGCCGTCCTTGCGTACCGTCATATCGCATATCCCTTGCGCAGATAGCGATCACACATGAGCTTGTGGATATGCCTTTCCAGATCGCGACGAGTCCAACCCTTGGCGAGATAGTGGTCTTCGATAACGTGCCAGAACTCCAGTTTACGGGCGGACTCAATAGCCTTTTTTGCCGGGACACGCTCCCGCGCGATCAGGCTCACGAACTGGCCAAGGAACATCTCGCAGTTGCGCCCGCTGAAGCCCTTGGCGGTCTTGTAGTAGCGCCGATACTCGGTGCGCTCGATCAACGGATCGCACTCGACCTGGACGCGAGCGTCCATGCTGATCATGCTCCAGAAGGCGTCATACATGCCCTCCCGGGAGAGCACACGGAATGCCTCACAGGCATAGTTCCACAGCCCCTGTAGGTGCGGGCAAAGGCCCTCGTAGGTGCGGCAGCCGATGACCTCTCCCGAGGCCATACGTGAGCCTTCGGAGAACTGCTGGACGATGGAGTGGTGATAGCGAAACTCGATCCGCCACACCGTTTCCAGGGGGTTATAGGCCGGGTCGCCATCACCGAACGGATCCCCGTTCAGGGTCGCCCACACGCTTTCCCAATAGTCGAGCTTGTCGGTGGCCCGAGCCTGGAGAGTCTTGTTATAGATCGACAGTTGCAGACCGTTGGCCGAGCCGAACATGTACGTCTCGCCACGCCCGTAGACAGAGGCGTTGCCGTCGAACTCGATCCGCTCGATCCCGCTGATTTGCCGCACCCGACGCGAGCGGCAATGCATGCGGTCAACGAGATCAGCCGGAGGCGTCCAGCCCTGCACATCCAGCGCGATATGCACGGCTGCTTGGTTGGTCTCGCAGTGACTCAGCACCGCTGCGGCCAGGTCATCCAGCACACCCTGGAGAATACGCGGATCGGCGCCGTCAATGGCGTGAGGCGACACCTCGATCTTGAGGTGCGAGCCAATGGTGTCGACCTTGATGTTGTGGTTCTTGATCAGCAGGATCAGGCCCATTTCGGCGTTCTGCAGGCGGTACTGATAGCCAGAGTCGCGACCGATACGGCCCTTGGACCATTCGTAGCCGGCGAACTCGACCACATCCCCCGACAGGTCAAACAGCGCCATGACTTCCGGGCGCAACTTGCCGTTGTACAACTGCCGCACGGTGTCCACGCCGCACCGCAGGATCCGCACGCCTGACAAGTCGGTGAACTGTCCATTGAGCGGGTCCATGAAAAGCATCCCCTTCGGGGACTTGTGGAAATCCCCGTTTTCTTCGAGGACCAGTCGGGTTGGATGGATCGGAGTCTTCATGTTCTTTACCCGTTAATGAGGTTCTATGGGGTTGCTGATCGGGGGTTATCTGACGTGTTACAGGGGCGTCAGCCGCGCCTTCGGCCTATCGCTCATGCCTTGCGCTCCCGGCCGGCGGCGCGGCCCGCCCCTCATGGCGGCACCCCTACCGCCGCTAGCGCCGTCATCACCGTCCACCAGTGATGCAGCGCCCAGCCCATCGCCACCGGGACGAGAAATTCCCAATCGATCATTTCTGCCTCCAGGGCCGCGAGGCGTATTCGGAATCGGGGACGATGGTCAGCGGCGACTGGCCCCTGGCCGGTGCGTCTGCGGACGCGGCGACAGGCGCTGCCGGAGCGATGCTGGCCACCGCGCCGGGCTGCCTCCCGGCACAGGTGACGGTCTGTTTCCAGTGCTCATAGCGAAGCTCTACGACGCACTCGCCCTTGGGCGTCACCCGGTAGCCGGAGCCGATCAGTTGCCAACTGGTGAGTTCCAGGCGCCGGCCCGTGGGATCCTCCAGGGCGAACAGGTAGATATCGCCCCGCGACTTGCGGTAGGCGTGGGCGAGGATGGAGATCCGTCGATCGGCGAAGGGATGGGCGTTCAGATCAACAGGCGCAGCAGCAGGCCCATCAGGTACAAGCCCAGGAGGAAGAAAGCTATTCGCAGCAGGACGCGCTGGAGCAGCCACAGCAGCGGGCGCAGCAGGGGCTTGAGCAGGGTCGCCAGGAGCGTCGGCAGGTGTCGCAGCAGCCGGACCGCCAATCGTGCGCAGAGGCCCCATATACCAGACAAAGCCAATAGTGCCGGCCAGCAATGCCAGTAGAAGAACCAGCTTAGGCGACCGGAAGAGGCTCTTGCCCGCCTTGGTGTCCTGGGTCTTGCCGGTGGCCGTGGACTGGTAGAGGGCGAAGGTCTGCTTTCGGATCCGCTTGTACTCGATGATGGTGCCATCGGCGGGCGGACGGTTGAGTTGGGCGTCATGCTGGGCCTCCTTGTAGCGGCCAGGGATGCCGATCACCGCGAGGTTGGAATGCTTGTAGGCCATCTCGCAGGTCATGCGGATGTCGTCGCGGATGTAGGAGATGTTCGGCGTGGTGAGGACAATGTCCCAGTTGAAATGCCGGTGCCGGGTCCAGGCGTCGAGCCAGCCCATGGGGCGGTCGGCCGCGTGGGCCGCTTCCGGTCCACCGGGGTAGTCGAAGCGCTCGAGGTCTTTTTCCCGCCAGGACTTGGGAAACAGCAGTTGGGTTTCGTCGAAGATCAGGAAGGCCCCGCGGGGCGCCCACTGGAACCACGTGCGCATCTTTTCGAGGTCTTCCAGCGACTCCAGATCGAGGTTGATGATTTCCGCCGTGTTGGGCAGGTCCGGGAAGACCTGATAGGCCCGCTCCAGGGTGAAGCCGCGCACGTTGGTGATGATCACCCGCCCGTCTTTCAGCGCGGGCACGGCGTCATCCTGGATCGCGCCGGAGGTCTTGTAGGAGCCATTGGGGCCGTGGTGGATCTTGATCGACACGGATCACCTCCCAATGAACGGCACGAAGCGCATGCAGAAGCGCGTCGCCGCCGCGACCATGATGATGTTCAGCGCCTGCGGCACGCCGAAGAAGGCCAGACCCGCCGCAATCGGCCCCGGCAGCGCGGCATACATGCTGCGGATCATCTGCGGCACGCCAAGGCTGTCGATCAGTTCGCGAGCGGCGGTGTAGCTGACATCGATCAGCAGGATCAGGGTCTGGAGCGCGGCGTACATCGACGCCTTGGTGGCGACCACCAGGCCGTCGCGCACGAAGTCATAGATGCCTTGGGCGAAGAAATCCCAGATCCACTGGAAGAAGGCGATGATCTGATCGAGAAAACCGGAGAGCCATTCCATAGAGTCAGTCCTTCAGCAGAATGAGGGCGGCGATCAGCGCGGCCATTAGCAGCAGCGCCACGCGCAGGCTGGAGAGTTGGCCGGCGTAGTCGGAGATACAGAGGGAGTAGGACTTGCCCCAAATGGTCATGGGCTCGCAGGGCAGTTGCCCGCCGCCTTCCGCCAGGTTGAGGTCGAACGCGCCCTTCATCTGATCGACGTTGGCCTTCACCTTGGTCTTGAGTTCTTGCTTGGCTTCCTCGACCTTCTTTTCCCAGGTGGCGATAGCGTCATCCCAGGTGCCGGGCGTGGGTTCCTTGAGTTCGCCGCCGGGGCCTTCGGGGCCGGTGGAGCAGTTCTCTTTCGCCGGGTCGCAGGTGCCGTTGCCATCGCCGCCCGTGCCGCTGCCGTCACCGTCGCCGCTACCATCGCCCCCGCCGTTGCCGTCCCCTCCCCCGCTGCCGTCGCCGCCATTGCCGGTGCCGCCGTCGTTGCCGCCGCCGTTGTTGTTTCCACCGCCATCGCCATCGCCGCCGCCGTCGCCATCACCGCCCGGCGTGGTCGGGTCGGTTGGATCCGTGGGATCGGTCGGGGTCTTGACGCAGGTAGTCCCCGACCACGACCAGCCGGGCGGGCAGCCGGGGTCGTTCGGGTCGGAAGGATCGGTGTTCGGGGTGTCGGGCGGGTTCAGCGAGTCGCCGGTCTGCGCGAAGGTGTAGGAATCGGCACCGCAATTCTGTCCGGTGCCCTTGAGGATGTAATTGCAGAAGCCGGTCGTGGTGGAGCCTTTGACCAGATAGCAACTGGCCGGGCTGGGGTTGCCGCCGTACTCGCAGCTTTGATAACAGGCGCTCGGTGCGCCGCCGTCGCCCACATAGTTCCGCCCGCCCGAGGTGACAACAGGCGAGTCCGGGCCCTTGGCCGGAAACAGTTCGCCTTCCTTGCACTCTTCGGGTGGCGGCTTGCAGGCACCGTCGGCCGGATCGAGTTCTTGCTCTGGAGGACAGCTATCGCCAGTCAAGATGGCAGTCTTCGTCTCCCAAGTGATTCCACCAGTACCCGAAACACTGCACTGAACTTCCTTGTAGCTCAGTTTGTTGACTTTCTTTAGCCAGTTGGCCGACGTGTTATCGAAGTAGTACTGGCATGCCGCCGTATAGGATGGAAAGAAGGCCGTGGGATTTCCGGGGATGGAAATCTTCCATTGGTAGAAGTCCGCGCTCGCCAAGGGATGCCACAGCAGCGAGACCAGCAGGCCCAGCAGCGGAAGAAGTCGGCCAAGGCCGGAACGTGTGTTGTTACTCATCCAGTCACCCATGAAAAAGCCCCCTGCCGGAAACTCCGGAGGGGGCTTCCGCCTCGGTCTGTTCGGTTAGAAGAATTCGCCGGTCCGGTACCCGGTGATGAAGGCGCCGGCGAAGAACGCCCCCAACCACACCGACCAGAGCACCCGTTACGCCTTGCGCAACATGCTGTAGATCAGGCCGGCAACGGCCAGGATCACCAGGGCGCCGACGATGTAGCCGCCAATGGCCTTCATATCGCCCTGGCCATCGGTGATCGCCGATTCCACCGCGCTGGTGTCGATCACCCCGGCGAAGGCCGGCAGCGAAGTCGCGGCAGTGACGGAGCCGGCGATGCACAGGTTGCGGAACGAGGCGACCGGGCTGAACTTGGCGATGCGTTGCTTCATTGCTTTCATGGTGTTTCCTCTCTACTTGGCTTTACGAAGAAGTGACGCGACCCAGCCAATCAAAAGCCCCGTCACGAACGACCCCAGGACGCCAGCGGCACCGATGCCGAAGGCTTCCGGGGAGAAACCACCGTTGACCAGGATGTCCACGTATCCAGCGGCCTCGGGCGGAATCAGGTAGGCCTGTTGCCATGCGAGTTCGCGACACGCCATGAAGCCCTCGGGGGTCGAGGTCCACGCGGTACACACCTGCACAGCGACAACGCCTGACATAGCGATCAATCCTCAAACAGCCAGGGAGGCCGCTAGGCCATCGATCCAGCCCCAGGCGTAGCCGGTGGCCAGACCTACCGCGAACAGCGAGAGATAGCGGAGCATCGCGGCCTCCTACGGCTTACGCCTTGGCGTCCGGGGACTTGTCTTGTTTGTCCTGGCCCTGCGGCTGCTGGGCCGGACGCGGGGCTTGGGCCTGCGCTTGCGGGCGGGCCGGGGCTTGGGCGGTCGGCGCCATCGGCTTTCCCCCCCCCGCCCCCCAAAACGGGGAAATACAAATCTCCTCGAAACGCAAGTGTGACGGAAAGACCATGGCGTAGCTGAGTTGCAGCAGGGCGACC